AAAAGTGGCTGTTTTGCTGGGTTTTGTTGTGTTTACATTCATGAATTACGTGCCCCTCTCTACATACAGGCCCGCGTAAGATGGTAGTTAACGAAGCGTGCCGCTAACTATGTGGTGGTTTACCCCCTTTGGTTTGTGCTGCGGACTTGCCGCTTCGACATGCGTATGTGTGCGCCAGAATTTGGGCGTGAAAAAACCCACCAGCCTTGCGACTGGTGGGTTGAGTAGGCGGTAGGCGGTAGGCGTTGCGGTAGTTAGTGGTAAGTTACGCCACCTTTTTCGCCGCGTTAACCTTCTCTTGTTCGGCATGGTAGGCGTCATCGAACATTGCTTTAATCTCAGTCAACCCATTGGCAAGGCGGGGGTCCAAGTCACTGAGTGCAGGCATAGCGTCCGCTTTCAAGTTAGTCAGTAGCATATTCAGCATGTAGACTGCACCCTCTACAGCCTTTTCATTAGACCATGTGGCGGGCGTGTCGTGGATCTCCGCCGCATTTGCCCCGCCAGTTGTTGCGGTGTCGCTTGCACCCTTAATAGCCGCGACGGCATTGGCAGCGACGGAAACCTTTTTGTGTTTCTTGAACCCTGCAAGTTCAATCAAGCGCGCCGGGTAGGCTTTGAACGACTCGCGCTTGTCATCGGTATCACAGTAGTAGGTCTTACCATCAAGCGGCACGAGACCAGTAGTGTCAGCGAGTTTCTTAAGCGCGTATAGTGGCGAGGCGGAACCAATCAAAGCAGAAACCGGAACGCTGAATAGATTGGTTGACGGGTTGAAGCTCGCGTTTGACACACCAGCCGCATGTAAACCGTCAGCAAGGTCAAAGCCTTTGTTGAGTGCGATCATCTGGGCAGCGTTCAAGGCATTAGCGTTCGCAGCAATTGCGTCAGTGATTTTCGAGTTTGCTTTCTGCTCTTTAGCAGTAATGCGCGCGGCGATTGTGCCGTTCGCTGTCATACGCTCAACCATCTCAGTTTTGAACGTCTTAAACGCTTCGCCCTTCTCTGCGAATACAGCAAAGCGGGGCTTCGTGCCTTCAACTTCGCTGTAGTAAGCAAAGATACCGGCCGCCATGGTTTGCGTTGACGTTGTGGTGTTGAGTGCGGCCTTATCACCGATTTTGAAGGCTTCTTTTAGCAGTTCAGCGGGTGACATTGCTTTGTTAGCAGCGAGCTTAACAGCAACGGCAGGGGTGACAGTTGTCGATTGCTTGGTCATTTTATTTTACTGGTCCTATTTATGGCAACGCACCATAGCGGTGCCAAGTGGTTTTCAACCATGGTCATTAGAGCATATCTCAACGCATAAGTAAATAGGCATAATTAGCCATAACACCAGATAAAACGTCTTACTAGCAAGATACCATAGTTTGTTCTCGGCTTGTTCTGGGTGCTGGTGTGTAACCTGCTACCGTATCGCGTGCTGTTACGTTGCTGGGTCGTGTGCCTCACCCTCACCTTCTCTAACCTACTGCTATCCATAGCCACTACATACAACACACTAAACGACTACACGATGCAGCAGACATACGCCCCCCACTCTCCCCCCTCGATCCAAAAAGAGGGGTAAACTAAAGCGCCGGTATTGTATGGGTCACGTCAACCAACCCCCTATAAACTAATTACCGGAGTGCTTACACACGCACTAACCCTTAACGCTACTCACCACTATATACTGTTGGGTAGCAGTCTATGAGTGTTGGGTAGTAGTCGGTGCATGGAGGGTAATTGGTAGGGTAGTGTTGTGGTGGGTTAGGGTTATTTGAGGTAGGAGCTAATACGCGGAAAGTGGCCGAAGCTGGCGCTTCGGATCAAATAAGTTGTTGGGAAAGTGTTGACAATCGGCTATACTGCGCACTCTAGCTTTTGTAGTCGTTTAACCCTTTTGTAGGTGTGTTCACAATGGCAACGTATGGTCCTAACGCCGGGTTTGTGCCGTTTACTGGCTTCTCGCCTACTCTGGGGCCGGACGCTGTTGTGCCCGTCACCAGTGGGAATGTGCAGTTCAACGGCATGTCTCAATCCGATGACGCACTCTCTAGCCGCTTGCGAGATCGTGGTAATCGTCCTCTGCGTCGTTTACTGCTAACCTTGCTTGGTGTTGTCCCTGGCTCTACTGCAACTGAGAACATGGTTCGTATTCAGGCAGCACAAGGTATCAATCAGCAGTTTGCTTTGGGTGGTGTTGTGCCAGTAGAGACTGTTGCACAAGTTAACCGCGCCACTACCGCTGCTGATGTTACTAACATCACTGCTGTCCTTTCTCGTGCCCCAGCCCTTACTTATGCAGTTGACGTAAGTGGTGCAGCGGGTGGTGGTAAGCTAGGGTTCTAAGGAGATAATCCGATGGCAGGCTCACCTAGTAACTTTGATGCAGAGATTAAGAAGTCTATGCAACCAAAGAATGCCAATAGTAGCACTAATGCTACGCCTGGTAAAGCGCCAAGTAAAGCATCAGGGACATTCAACAGGGGCACTAACTCTGCTCCGCCTGTTGTTCCCTCTGCTATGACGGACACTCACCAAGCTATGATTGACGCCGGACAAGCACACATGGCTGCAATTCATGCTCATATCAACAGTATGAAAGGTGGTTAATGTGGCAGACGTAAACGGCACAGCACAAGATACTGCTTCACCAACAGTTATGGTTATGCAGTATCTACGGTCTAAAGGCTTACCACTAACACCACAGAACATATCTCGTGCGCTACAGATGAACAGTGAGAACCCAGGCATGATCCCTGGCCTTACTAATCAGGCCCCTCCACCCGCGGACCCTGCGCGTGTAGCCCGACCCAAGGCCCCAGCTACGGCGCAAAGGTTGCCTGTTCCGCCGATCCCACCGCAAACTCAAGAGGCATCACAGCCTCAAGCTAGTGGTGCCCCGCCCCAAGCTGCTGCCTCCCCACCAGTTCCACAACCAGTAAGTGGTGATGGCAGCGATTGGTTAGTGAAGCTACTTGGTATATTGATTGGTGGTGGTGCTGGTATTGCTGGTGGTTTAGCAGGACGTGGTGGTAGCGGTGTTGAACCTATGGGTAACCAGCCGCTACCAAACACTGGACGTATGATGGATGTTCCTGACCCTGCTATTACTGGTGGAGGTCAACCACAAATTGGTGAGACAAGGCAATTAGCGGGGCCGTCTGCACCAATGCCACAAGGACAGCCTCAAGTTGGTGGTCCTGGTAACTCACCGCAGTTACAAGCACCAGCTGAGAGACCACCTATTCGTATGCCTAACGAAGCTAGTGGTCCTACCATTCCTATGCGCGACGGTAGTGTTGGTATTCCTGGTGCGCGTGCATTTAACCCTAATGGTGTGCCGTTTAGTCAGCACGAGGATTATACAAACGGCAACGCGTCCGACCTCGCCACTAAACAGCCAGTGAAGATTGGTGGGGATGCGCAAGTTAAAGGCTCGGCTGCAAACAGTAGCGGTATTGATTGGGCTAAGGTATTAGGCGAAATTGAGCCGCTTGTGCGTAGGATGCGCCCCTAATGTCACTTGCGACATCAGCAGCGCAACCACTTGTTTTAGCTGACGGTCGCATTGTGCACCCTGACGGAAACATTGTTGACCCTAAACAAGAGAAGTTAGTTGCTATTCCAACTAACCGGGAGGCCACGCAGCTCGTGTTGGCTGCGCGTAGGAAGTTGTCCGACCTACCTGATGTGCCGAGGACAATGAATACTGTGAGTGTTATCATGGCGTATTCATTGTTTGGTTTAGATGATGTAGAGATTGCCTTAGCTACTGGGTTAACTGAGGGACAAATAGGGCGCATTAAAGTTGGCGATCCATACACTAAAATGTATGAGACGATAGTTGGTTCGATCTTAGAGACTGAGACTGGTGACGTTAGAGACTTATTCCGACAACACTCACGCTCTGCGGTCACTAAACTGCTCACTGTCTTAGAGCACACAAAAAGTGAAACCAACCGCATAGCAGTTGCTCGTGATATCTTAGACCGCGCTGGTCATCGTCCTGCTGACGTCGTTGAGCACAGACACAAGATGGACGGTGGACTTACGATCGAAATACGGCGGCGGGAAGACAAAGTTATACCAGTAATAGACATCAAGTTAGAGGACTAAGACATGGCGTTTGTAGCTAATAAGTCCATTGTTGTTAATGGTGCCATCACCACTCAGTATGTCATCGAACACCCAACAAGTGCCGATGCTAATGTAGGCAACCCTTTCTCTGTTTGGAATAGGTTCCCTCACATTGAGGTCATAAACATGACAGCAGGCATTATTTATGTTGCTTTTGATCGTGCGGTTGTTCCTCCTGCGGGTGTTGGTGTGCAAGGTGCCATTAACGTAGCTACGTCACCACGCACTGGTGCAATGGCTGCTACTCCTGGTGACTTTGACCTTGCAGTTACTAGTGGCAACGGTTGGGGGGCTATCGACTCCCCAATCCCAAGTGGTAGCAAGTATCTATCTGTGTATATAGTTGCAGCTGGTATTGCGACTGTGAACTACGGCACACAACTGTAAAGTAGGACACTACCATGCCACCATATATTTACCCAACTGATGCCTCTCTTTATCGCTACCAATCCGATAGCACAGTGAGGACGCCTAAGTTTCCAAGGATACTTGTAAACCCCAATGGTGGCGTTAACTCTCAGATTGCATCATTCTCTACCTCAACTAAGTCAATCTTGATTGGCATTCCGTCTGAGGTTGATTATGTGCGGTTCGTGTTCCGCAGCAACAACGTTACTGCTGCTATGACACTCACTGGCTCGTTTGCACCTACATCACAAGTAGGTAATGGGTGGTCAGCCTACGATGCTAATGGTGTAGCTAACACTTCTTCTCAGTGGACAGCGTTGAACTTCTTCAATGCCGGTGCTGATATCAACCCAGAAGATCAAGCTACTGGCACAAACCTAACTGCCACTATCCCCAACACTGACACCTATTACTACTCTGATTGGCAGCCAATAACTAATTTGGCGCGTATTGACGGCGGCACACGTAACTTAGTGTTGGTCCGCACACAGGCTACAGCAAACCCCGCAGGCTTGACACTCAACGCTGCATATGGTGGATTACTTAATGACATCGCAGCATACGACAACTCTACAGCAATCTTTAGCTCAGGAACAGCAGTCGGAACATTGAGTGCTGTGGATTTTGTAGCTAACAACATTCAGCATGTTTGGTTTGCAGAGTTTTATTGCAGGAAACCAGGTTTCGGTATCTTTAACGTTGGTTCCTCACTTCTATCAGGAACAACGACAACTAATGACCGTGCACCGTTTAGTTCAATCGCAGCAACCACATTGACCAAGAGTGGGTTTGCTACGTTTGTCAGTAACCCCCCACTTGCCCTTGCTGGTATTCCTAACCTAGCAAATCTTATGTTAGAGGCACCGAAGTTCATCAAGACATTCAAGCCTCGTATTGTCATCATACAAGCATATAACCGCAATGACACAGTAAGCGTAGCCCAACAAGATACTCAGTGGCGTGCAGTTCAAGCACTCATTCAATTAGTGCAGGGTTATGGCGGACTTGCTATTATTGCAACTGGTGCACCGTCGCCTATTGGTAACGTGCCTGACGTAGCTACTGATAACATACGCAACATCAACAACATCCGCGCACGTGTTAGTGGTTACCCTTGCTTCGACTACTCGGCCTTTGTAACTGATGGGCAATCACCAGAGCGTTTGCGTTCTGAGCTTAACGACAGCGGTGATAAAACTCACCCAGGAGATACAGGGCACGGTAGGCTTGCAGATGAATTTGTAAACTTCCTTAAGCCATTGTTGCAGATTTAACATGAGTAAAGTCTACCGCCTCATTGAAGATGGTATGCAGGATCGCTTTCACCAGTCGCGATCTAAGGTGCAAATTATTGGTGGTGGATTTGGTAATGGTAAGACAGCTGGTGCGTGCGTTAAGGCGTTGAAGCTAGTTAAAGACTACCCAGGATGCAATGGCCTTATCGCACGCGCCACTTACCCTAAGCTAAACGACACCATCCGCCCTGAGTTTATGTCATGGTGTCCGCCTCATTGGATAAGACGTAAGCCGACAAAAGATGACAACACAGCATATATGACTAATGGCTCAATAGTCAACTTCCGCTACGTATCTCAGACAGGTAAAACTACAGAGAACCCCACTAGTAACTTGTTGTCTGCTACCTATGACTGGATCATCGTTGACCAGTTTGAAGACCCTGAGTTTGCGCATAAAGACTTTATGGACCTTATGGGACGGCTGAGAGGCAACACACGCTATATTGGTGATGATAGGACCATGCCGCAAGAAGGTCCACGGTGGATGATGATAACACTCAACCCAACACGCAACTGGTGTTATCGTGAACTTATTAAACCGCTGCATGATTTTAAGAAGGGGATTAAGAACCCCAAACTTATGTGTGTTATGGATGGCAAAGAGCCGGTTATACGTGACGGCAAACCTGTCCCACTCATTGAACTGTTTGAGGGTAGCACGTGGGAGAATGTAGATAATGTAGGTGAAGACTACATTAACGGTATGACTTCTACCTTTACGGATACAATGCGTAAGCGTTTCATTGATGGTGAGTGGGGCGCGTTAAGCGGTCTCGTATACGCCAACTATGATGAACCAACGCATAGGATTGACCATGACGTTATTGTTGGATACCTTCGGCAATTGCGTCGGTCAGGTTATGCTCCTACATTCATTGAGGGTTATGACCACGGGATGAAGGTGCCTAGTTGTTACATCCTTTCGTTTGTTGATGATGATAACAACGTATTCCTACTTGATGGATTTTATCAAGCTGAACAATCAATGCAAAGGTCAGCAGAGCGCATCAATGAAATACGAGAGTTGTATAACGTAGACACCAACAAACTTAGTTCTATTTGGGCTGACCCCTCTTTGTTCAAGCGCACACCGTCACCAGTGGGTGGTAAGGTTGGTGATACTGTCGCCAATATGTATCACAACCTATACCAAATCTACATGACACCGGGAGCCAATGACATAGGCTCTGGTATTGCTAAGGTTACACAATATCTTGCACTTGTCCCTAATCATGAGCACCCAATTACTGGTATGGCTAACTCACCGCACATATTTGTGAGTAGTGGTTTAAGTTGGTGGCATAATGAAATCACTGAATACTACTGGAAGAAGAATAGCAGCGGTGATGAGACAGATGTGCCTATAGATAAAAACGACCACGCAATGGACACGACAAAATACTTGCTGACTAATAGACCAAAACTTGCTACATACGTGGGCAAGTCAAGTGACCCCCCAGCCTACTTAAGTTGGCATGAGATTGACAGAAACGAAGCTACAACACTACCGAGGCACAAATGAGCGGCACAAACATTCCACAAGACGACCTAGAGCACTTAGACTTTGTGTCGTCATCCAGTGACCCATTGGAAAACAGCCTCATCAAATCAGGGCTACCATCAACCGTAGCACCACAAGAGCCTGCTTACCGCGTGCTTAAAGGTAGTAAGATTGCTGTATCTAAGCAGCGAGGGAAGCTATGGAAGTCCCGTAAGAAGGCTGGACTTAAGGCCATGCAAAATCATATTGATGCGTGGGATGAAGCTATACGATATTATAACCACGACCAAAGCGCGCACAGAGACGGCAGTGATCCTGGTGTCTCTAATACCCGTAGCCTAGCCAAGCGTCTCAATGACCGCTTTACATCTACTGAAAACATTGTATTTGCAAACGTAAGTGCGGCTGTTCCCCAGTTATATGCAAAGAACCCTGTTGTCACTCTGTCCTCTGGGGTTAATCAGGACAACGCAACACGCGACGCTAACACCGCATTTGCTCGTGTGGTCCAGAAGCTAATCAATGTGCTGTTTGTTATGTCCCACTCTCCTGGCGTTAATATGAAGCCGAAAATGAAGCGTGCAACCGTTGTTGCTCTTCTCACTAATGCATGTTGGATTGAGGTAGGATATACAAACAAGGATGAGAGTAGTGAGGCAGCACTTCAAACGCTAATGGAAGTGTCGAAGGAATTAGCTGCTGCTAAGGACATTGAAGACATTTTAGAGGCAGAAGGTAAACTGCAAGCATTGGAAGAGAAGATTGAGTTTCTCAACCCTAGTGGTCCCTTTGTTCATATTCGTTTACCGCATCAAGTTATCGTAGACCCGGACCACAATGATAGCAATGGTGCTGACGCCAATTGGTTTATTGTTGAAGACATGATGCCTACTGAATACCTCAACGCTGTCTACGGTAAAGAGGAAGACGAAACAAGTGAGCGTGTAGTATCTGTATATGAGCCTACACACATACTCGACGGTAACAATGAAGAAGACGAAGATAATGCGTCTATCTTCAATAATAAACTAGACTACAACGCTTACGGATACGATGACGAGAAGTCGTTTAACCGGGCAAAGCGCACTAGGGTTTGTCGTGTGTGGGATCGCACTACACGGCGCTTAGAACTATATGCAGATAATGATTGGTCTTGGCCTATTTGGGTATGGGATGACCCTTACCAACTGCAAGGCTTCTTTCCGTTTACTAAGTTATGGTTCCATGAGAACCCTATTGCCACATATGCGAAGGGAGAGGTTAGCTATTACCTCGACCAACAAGATGAGATTAACGCAATCAATGACGAGAAGCACCGGGCCTTACAGTGGGCACGGCGTAACATCTTCTTCAATAAAAATAAGACGACACAAGCTGAAGTTGATAAGGTGCTTAAAGGTAATGACGGGTCTGCGGTTGGTTTAGATATGCAACCAGGTGAGAAGGCAACAGATATTGTCTTTACAATACCGCCGCCCTCTGTTGCGTTTGCTCAGATGTTCGATAAGACAGACTTGTATAAGGCAGTAGATCGCATTGCAGCTACTAATGAGGTAGCGCGTGGTGGAGAGTTTAAGACTAACACCACAAACAAAGCAGTGGACTACTACGCGACACAAGGCAACCAGCGCAATGATGAACGCCTAGACGCCATTGAGGATTGTATTGGTCGTGTTGGTTGGCAGCTAACACAGCTCTGTCTTCGCTTTATGCCGCCACAACAAGTTGAGCAGCTTACGGGCTTAACTCCTGGTGATAGTTGGAAAGCACTTGATCCCCTCGGTGATATTAACCGTTGGGCTATGGAATGTGTTGGTGGCTCAACACAGAAGCAAACAAGCGGCGCACGTAAACAAGAAGCCGTGCAGATAGGGCAAGTGTTGTCCCAATTTGTTAAAGCAGCACCGGCTGCTGTGTTAACGCAAACACTGAAAATCTTTGCGTCTGCATTCGATGATGTAATTATGCAGAAGGAAGACTGGGAGGCAATCGAAGAAGAAGTCGAGAAGACCCTACAAATGGGACAGGGAGGCGCACCTGGACAAATGCCATCCGGTCAGTCTCCGCAACCAGGACAATCACAACCACCCGGTCAAATGCCCGCACCACAAGAGATAGTGCAAGCGTTGTCCTCATTACCACCCCCTGTGCTTAAAGCTATAGGTGTAGCATTAGCGCAAGGTGCAAGTCCGCAACAAATATTCGAGCAACTACAACAGCAGAGTAATCAAGGAGCAGCTTAGTTATGGCAACCGAAGACACAGAAGCAAACATCCTCAACAACCTTCCAGGGTTTGATGATGATGACAACGAAGGTAATAACGTTGATACCGCGACGACAGAAACCCCGGAAGCAGAAGGTTCCGCAACCACTGAGCAAGTGGCAGAAACTAGTGTTGTTGGGAGCGCAACAGACACACCAGCTAAACCTACCGAACCCGCACCAATTATTAGAAAGGACGGATTTACTGAAGTCCCATCAACGAGTAATCCTGGTGCCCGCGACCTTGTTGATCCCGCCACCGGACAAATAGTTGCACGTGGTGGTATTGAGCGTCGTATCTTTGAAGCCTCACAGAAGGTTCACAGAGAGAACGCTACACTACTCGAACGCGTAAAGGCCGCAGAGACAAGTGCTAACAATGCAAACGAGTTGGTTAAACTCGGCACTACTTTGCAACTTAGTCCCCAAGACCAAACCATGTCTCTTAACCTCATGGCACAGTTTCTTAAAGACCCTGTGCGGCTGTTAGAGCAATTGGTCATTGAGGTTAAGAGCAAAGGATATGAAATCCCGTTCCTTGCTACTGGTATTACGCCGGGCATGGATACGGCAGCAATGCAACGTATGCTCGACCAAAAGATGGCGCCTATAACCGAGCAAAGGGTTGCTCAAGAACAGCAGCAAAGGGCGCAGGTTGAGGCAAAAAAGACCCTTGACAATTTCCTTGACGACCACCCCGAAGGCGAGCATAATCTGACCGTCCTGGCTGAGATGATGACTACAGACCCAGGACTGACTATCGATCGTGCCTACATGAAACTGATTAAGTGGTGCCATAGTAACGGATACGACTACAGCCAACCGTTAGCGCCACAGATGAGTGCTCGCCGTGCCCAACAGCCCGCTGCAAAAACAGCGCCGACACCTGAATTGCCTCGCACACCAACTATGCCACTGCCTAATGGTCGCACACCAGCAAGTGCAGTGCCCGTAGATGAGGCTGCGATGTTTGACCACAACGCAAGTTGGGAAGACCTTATCCGTCACTCAATGCGCGTCACAGGTATGTCGTCTTAACTGCTTTATTGTAACGGAGTTGTGTTGTGCCTATTGGAACCATTGTCCCTAGTGTAGCTACTATGCTGCACTCCACCCTTACCCACAGCCGTAAGAAGCTAGTGATGGCTAGCATCAAGAGCAATGCTCTGATGGCGTGGGTATTTAGTAATGACCGCGTTGAATTTGAGGATGGTGGTTATAATATCACCAATCCGTTGACTGTAGGACGTAACCCTAACGTTACCTCCTACAAGTATTACGGAACGCTCCCTGTTAACCAGACCAATGAGTTTGAAACCGTTGAGTATGGTTGGTCTCGTGTTGCAGGCACGGTTATCATCAGTGACCAGGAGCAGGACGAGAACCAAGGTGAGGCTGCCATCTTCAAACTTATGAAAGAGAAGATGAATGTCCTCGAAGAAAGCATCAAGGAGAAGTTCAGTCAGTATCTATATGCTGCTGGTGGTGGCTCCGATCCTTTGGGCCTTGCTACCCTGATCCCTACCAACCCCAACGTTGGCACGCTTGGTGGTATTAACCGTGCCACTCAAATTCAGTGGCGGACCTCAGCGTACATCTTCGCTGGTGCTATGGATGCCACAAACATTGAAGAAGTGTTTGACGACGTTCTTATGGACCTTACACTTAAAGGTGAGAAGCCTAGCGTTATTCTTACTGGTCGTAACGTCTACCGCATGTATCGTCAAGCGGTGCGTGATAAGGTTACGCTGCCGCTGAGTGAAGGTAAGGCTGGCAAACGTATGTTTGACCTTGGCTTTGAGGGCGTTTCTCACAACAATGTCCCTATCCTTTACGACGAGGATTGCCCGGTAGCATCGGCCTACTTTATCAACGACAAGTTTCTGCGCCTCCACATGCTCAAGAAAGTGAACATGAAGGTGAAGGAACTCGTTAGTCCTTGGAACGTTGACGCGGTTGGTTCGCGTGTTGTGTGGCAGGGGCAGTGGTGCATGTGGAAGGCGTTCCGCACTCATGCAGTTCTCACTGCGTAATTTGTAAGACTTAGGAGCAGTAAGTTATGGCCGTCGATATTCAGCCTGAGTTTCAAGTTGAGTGGGTTGAAGGTAACTTCACACGCACTGTTACGTTTTTGGAGGAAACAACCACAACCAAAATGGTTGCTGGTGTTGAGCGCCAATATACAACGCGCAAAATGGTTCCAAAGCCAGACACGTTCACAAAGGCAGTGATGATCTATTATCCTCAGGGCCATAGTATTATGGTAGCCGCGGATGATACAGAACAGCTTATTCAGTTGGGGGTTACTAAAGACCCTCGGCTAGTGGACATGGAGAGTGGGGACTTAGTGCCTGAAGGCTATAACTTAACGCCCAAAGAGATTGTTGCACGTAAAGAGCGCAATCGTCCTCGTAGCACACAAGGCGGCATCAGTGTCGCCATGGGAGAATAATTAGATGGCTAACCTACTTAACATGCCGAACTTCCTTCCTCGGCGATTGTCTCAGTATGTGCCTGCGCTAACTTACTGCGCGGATGTTCAACTTGGTGGTGATGGTCGCATTTCGTTTGGTGCCCCGATTGTCGCCACTGCCGCCCAGTTTGTGTCTGCACAGTCTGTTGCTGCTGCTGGGTCTCTGCAAGCATCCGCTATGCTCAACTCAGCTACTATTGACGCACCATTTGGGCGCAATTTGACTGTTGTGTTGTCTGGCGCGGGAACAGGAACCATCACTGTTGATGGTTGGGACTACTTGGGTCAACCTATGAGTGAGACTGCTGCACTCAATGGTGCTACCCCTGTAGCATTGAAGAAAGCGTTCAAGTATCTTCGCCAACTTACTTGGCCGGTTGTTGGTGCTGTTACCTTGAACCTTGGTGTCGGTTCGCAGCTTGGTCTTCCTTACAAGGCTATTAAGGTGTGGACCGAGGAAAATAACAGTGCTCCGGTTGCTGCTGGGACATTGACCATTGCTGACCTCACCAACCCTGCTACTCTGACAACTGGTGAGCCTCGTGGCTCTTACCTCGCTACCACCGCACTCAATGGTGTTGCTGTTGTCACTGCTACGTTTGCGTTTGCTAATGACGTAGACGCTACAGGTGCTGGTGGATTGCACGGTATTCCACACTTCTCCAACTAACCGAGTAGTCTGCTGCCTATGCGGGTAGGCGGTGGATTAGAGAGGGTCATGTAGCTGCTCCCTATGTGACCCTCTCAACTTAGGAGCCGTTAATG